TGTCCGTGCAAAGGCTGTTCAGCCCCAATCATGATGCAACAGACAAAAGGTATTGGACAATGTAAGCCAAATACTAAAATATAGCTCGTTATTTTAAAGACTTTAACATTGCCGCCTTTTATTAATCAAATGCCTCGAGAAACTCTCCCTATCACCGACGAAACTGGAATGAAGATTGATTACTTGGAAGAAGATCCAGAAATTCCAACCCAACGTTACTGCATCATCTCTTTTATTTCACCTGAAAAGGTCTTGAAACAAAAGAATGAGTTCTATAACGAGAAGTTCATTGAATGGCTTGAATACGACTGGAAAATCAAGGGCATGGAACATTACATCGCCTTTCTTTCCAAAAAATATTCCATTAAAATTGACGACTTGTTCAAGGATTTGGAAGAGTTCAAGAAAGTCCACAACGACGAAATCAAGAAGACCGACGTGCACGAACAATACCAAGTTTTCTTACTCAAGAACGAAAAAGACTTGGAAAATGAATTCAACGAAAAAGTTGAGTTCCAAACCAACGTTCGCGGTGTAAAAGTTCGTCGTGTATTTGCCAACTTAGAAGAAACTCAAACTTTTGCTAAGGTCATGCAACGCCGTTACCCTAACGATAACTTATACATCGGAAAAGTCGGAGCTTGGCTTCCTTGGGACCCATCTGAAACTATGATGCCAGAAGTTGAATATGCCGAAAAGGAACTCAACGAGATGATGAGAAAATACAAAGAAAACGAAGTCAATCGCGAAATCTTTTTCGAAGAAGAAAAGGCTCAACGTATTGAAACTCAAAAGAAGGAAAACGAAGAACGCAGACGTAAGGCACTTGAAGATGCTAAAAAAGACGCTGGTGTATCTGATCTTTCAGACGTATCGCGTGCAATTGAAGACGCAGTACATCCTGCCGAAGGAGCTGTTCGTGATTTATAAACGCTTTTTAGTTTTGCGACTCTTCTTTGATTTGCGACGACTCGTGATACCTCCTCTGCGTAAAGACTTTTTAGTTTCGAAATTAAATATTTTACGATGCGACGCATCCGAAGACAACTTTTTTGAAGATATGTCTTCTGATTTATCTGTCTTTATAACTCCTCTAATGCAAAGAGTAGGTTTAGAACCTGGTTTTGGTTCATAAAATCCTGGAGGACAACCTGGCATTATTATATATCTCTATTTTCCTTGCTGTTTCACGTGTACCCAAGGCGAATTACTCTTTTTTCTTAATGAATCAGGGTTGTATTCGTCTTGAGCCAACATCGTGCTTGAGAAAGGCTTGTTGTCCGCCCATAAACTATCATCACATAAATGAAATTCTGGATGATCCGATGCTTTATACCAAAACACCTGATCTTCTAATTTATTTGATGAAACACCGTTACAAATTACGAGACACTCATAATTTTCTGTACATTGGTCCATGAACTGACAGAACATTTCAAAGGTTGGGAACATACCTGCGTAGTTCTCGTATATTCTTCTGCGGTTACCTAAGATAGTCTCACGCAAAATAAATATAAAGTCTACGTTGGTTCTTAAATTTGGTGTAATACCCAATGGATACTGCATGGTGATAATGGTCATTAAATCAATATGACGACCGTTCATAAATACGTAACGTGTTGATTCTTCTTTGATCCATGACCCGTCATACAAACAATCGTCAAGAATCAAGAACGCACGAGGATCTATGTGCGAGTTACCTCCACTTCTCTTCTTCTCTTCATTTCTTGCCGTCTTGATACCTAATTGACGCTTAATAACATTCATTACGATGGGCGGTTGGTATTTATCGTGAATTAACTTTGAAGGAACCATGTGCTGAAAGAACTCGTTGGCGACTTCAGTTGCAGAAATAACGGTTCCAATAGGGAAACAACGTTGGGTATTGTAAAGAATATCGCGAACCAAGAAAGATTTTCCTGTATCTTTCTTACCTATAACGACAATCATAGGAGATTTACGTGAATCAATTTCACAGCGATCTTTCAGCATGTCAATATTGAACTTTTTGATATTAAAGTTCATCTTGTCTTGAGTGCGTGAAGTTTTTAAGTTTATGTTTAACATGGGAGTATAATATGGTCAAACGCAAACCGTCGTCATCCAGCGACCTTCGCACAAACTCTGTCGCCCTCTCTTTGCAACGATACATCGATTTGAAAGCTTTGAAAGCAGACCAAGTATGGGGAATTCAACACATTCAACCTTTTTTTCCTCCCATTGAACGATTGTTCAAGACCGAGGTCCTTGAATCTCCCAAAGAGTTTGGATTTAAATTAAATGAAAGCATTTCGTCACTTATTGATTCAGATACCGTAAGAACTTCAAAAGGTAATACCGTCGAGGTCCACAAGAAAATCACTATGCTTTTGAGTCCTTATAAATGGATGCAAGGGGATTACGGGACTTACCTTGGCCTTCCTACAACTGAAGAAGAGGCATTTGAAATCCAACGCAAGATCCAAGATTCAAATAATGCCGCTTATGTCGGTGCCCTTCTTTCCGTCGTTCTTTCTCAATCTGGAAACCCACACTTCCCTAAAGTTTACGGCGTATACACCGGTATGTCCCAAAAACACACAATCAATATTTCTGACGATTACGGAGATTTATGTGAACGATCATGGTTCAGCCAAAATATCGGAAAGACCTTTGAAATCAAATTAGCAGATGATATTCATTTATCTGGGGATTTTCGTCATACAAGAGGCGAACGAACTTCTTTGCTTATGGGCGAAACTACTGACCTAGGAGATGTCCAAGAACTTGACGGCGTGGAAGTATCTGACGTTCAACCTGCAGAAATGGATGCTATTATGAACGATGAAGAAAACGACGACGATGGAGAATCAGACAGCTCTTCCGTTTCCACTTCTTACATTTTCGGTATTCGTTCATGCGACTGTGACGACGAAGATGATGAAAACGAAGATGAAGAAGACGAACCTTTTGCTTGGGCGTCGTTCTCCAACGTTCCTGTTCAAATTACAGTCATGGAAAAATGCGAAGGAACCTTCCATGAACTTTGCGCTTCAGACTCAAACCCGTTGAAACATTTAGCTTGGTTGTCTCAAGTTATATTCGCTTTGGCGTTTGCGCAACGAACTTTCGGATTCACACATAACGATTTGCATTCCAATAATGTGATGTATGTTTCAACTACAAAGGAATTCTTCTACTACAACTGCGCAGGCCAGCTTTATAAAGTCCCAACTTATGGATACCTTATTAAATTGATTGATTTTGAAAGAGGTATTGGTTCAGTGAAATTAATGGGAATGAAAGAACCCAAACTGTTCATGAGCGATCATTTCTGTATTGACGAAGAAGCTGGGGGACAATACAACTTTGAACCTTGGTACCTTCCAAAATACCCTGAAATCAAACCTAATCCTTCCTTTGATTTAGTAAGATTAGCTACTTCTACTTTCTGGGACTTTTTTCCCGAAGGACCAGAGTGCAAGGATTACAAGGAGAACCCTATTTTCAAAATGTATATGAAATGGTTGACTTTGGATGATGAACAATCAATTTTGTTCGGAAAAGAGAATGCGGAGCACGACAGGTACCACGGATTCCATTTATATAAGGCTATTGCAAGATACTCGAAAAACGCTGTTCCAAAAACTGAGATTCTAGGATTGAAATCTTTCTACGCAGTTGATTCTGTTCCTGCAGGAGAGGAAGTTATACCAATTGACGTTTAAAATGTTGGTTTACCTACGAACATATCTTGCACTGCAGGTATTTCCATTGACTTCATTGTATCAGCAACGACATCTGTAGTGGTCGCAAACACCACTCCAGCTGCTATGATTCCTCCAAATATTGTTATCTTTCCTGCGTCTGTCCATACGATAGGTTCGCTCTTGGATCTTCGTTCAAGAGCGTAGACGATAAAACATACTAATGCAACAGCAAGCGAAGCAACAACAATCATCATTTATTCGGATTTCACGCTAAATTTTACAAATTTAGAACGAGAGTGTCGTCGGTCGCCTTGCTTTCTATTTCTTTCAATGGATCAACTTCTTCTACTTCTTCCTTCTTAGGTTCTTCTTTGGGTTTATCGAAATCTTCAAAATCAATAGTTGCTACTTCTTCTCCAATTTCTAAGAGACCTCGTCCATCGTCAGTTCCGTTATCATCTTCCTCTTCGTCTTCTTCATCTTCTTCTTCCTTGACTGGATCTTCAAACACTACTTTTGCAGGACTAGATTCTGTAACTGGGATAGGTAAGGATACTGTTTCTTGGGTAACAGGTGTGGGTGTAGCGTATTCGTCATCGGCAAAGTATTTCTTTGCAATTGCTTCCCAAGGTAAGAAACTACGAATGACTTGTTCCATACATTCAGTAATCACACGTTCAATGTCTTGGCGATTACGTGCTTGTTGTTCAGATGGAACGCCAACGGTTTTGAAGTAGTAAGCCATTTGCCACATTTTACGTGCAGATTGCTTATACATTTCGTGAATGAATTTGGAAATAGAAGGACGCTCAAACTCAATTTTGAGTTCAGAAGAACTTCCGCGGTAATGAAGTGAAGCAAATGATTTCATGTATGAAATGAATACTCCCATTAAGAGATCGTCTAAGTATGTGCAGTTGCTGACCTTTACAATGCGTTCTACTTCAGTATTCAGAGTTTCTTCTGACCATTCGGGAATACGGGTCAACATGTTCTGAAATGTTCTCAAAACTTGATCAAGCTGATTGTTTCGGTCGCATAGTTCTTTAGCGGAATCGTAGATAGACCAAAATCCGTCTGCGATGGGGCTGACAAGTAAACCCATTAAATGTTCGCGAAGATGGGCCTTGGCGAATTCGGTGCTGGACATTTGTAAACTTAGCGAACTATAATATGAACTGAAAAACGCAATTAAAAACGGAATGTTATTTTTCAAGAGATAGGGTATCATACAACACACTATAAAGCTTATTAAGATGGACGCAAAATCATATGCACAACTTCGCGATATTGTAAATTCTTTGGAAGAATTTATGGACACATACAAGCCTACCGATGAAATTCCTTCAACTCCAGTGAGAGCTAAGAAAGAAAAGAAGGCTCCAGGTGCTCCAGCGCGTAAAAAAGCAAAGACTGAAGATGTAGAAGAAACTACTTCCGCATCTTCAACTGCAAACATTGAAGAAGCAAAGAACACCGACGGTGTTCGCAGACTCAATAAATTGATGAAAAATAGTCCAATCCGCAAATGTCTTATTGAAGAATTTGGATTGGCTGAAGATGACAAGAAGGGAATCGATAAAGCTAGAGAAAAGGTTAATAAATACATGAGTAGTTTGAGCGATGAAGACTATGACAAGGGAGATGAATTCAAATTTGTTAAAGAATGTGCTGCAAAGGAACGTGGTGAAGTCATGGAGGAGAAAGACATACTTTCTTTAACGATTGAAGAATTAAGCAAGTTGACTCTTACAGAAGACGCAGAAGCCGGTAAAGGAATTTACTGGGACGGCAAGCGTCGTGTAACGGGTCCTCAGCGCAATGCTGAAACTGAAGATTTGGAAGAACGTACAATTGACGATGTAACTTACCTTGTAGACACTGCTACCAAGCGTGTATACAGTGCAGACAATGAAGAAACATTTCTTGGATATTCTGGATTCGGTACATTTAAGAATCTTTAAACATATTTATAAATATTTATAAAACTAAAACCCTAAAAACAAAAAAAATAAAAAATGGTGGAAACGCCTATTTTTTAGATGTGCGTTTTTTGGATTTCTTGTTCTTACGTTTTCTGCGTGTTTTTCCACCCGATACTGAAGTTGGAGCAAAACTCGAACTTGAACTTGAACTTGAATAACTTGGAGCTGATGATGACATTGTTGGAGCAAAGCCAAGAGAACGTGATGATGACGATGAACTTTCTAAAGAAGATCCAGGAACGTATGGTGCAAAATTAAAACTTGGAGCTGATGATGACATTGTTGGAGCAAAGCCAAGAGAACGTGATGATGACGATGAACTTTCTAAAGAAGATCCAGGAACGTATGGTGCAAAATTAAAACTTGGCCCGGATGTATAAGAATCATATAAAGAATCATCATATCTATCAGGCATTGGTTCTGATAAGGCTTTTTCGAATGATGATATTGAATGATTAATTGCTTTTTCAGCGAGTGAATTTGTTAATTTACTTATCTTCACTGGATTACTTTTAAAACGTTCACTCTGTGCTCTTTTTAAAGTGTCTTTTGCTTTCAAAATTTTACTACTTTCTGCAACTGTAAGTGGGCGATTGTTTCTTTGAGTCTTTCTTAAATTATATTTTCTTATTACCTTTTCAGCTTCTTTTTTCTCTTTTGGAGTGACTGGTTTCAAATTGATTTTAGCAGGTTGAGTAGCAACAGTTGGTTCTTTAGGAGGAATTGGTTTCAAATTAATGTTAGTGGTATCAGCAACAGTTGGTTCTTTAGGAGGAATTGGTTTCAAATTAATGTTAGAAGGTTCAGTAACAGGTGGTTCTTTAGGAGGAATTGGTTTCAAATTAATGTTAGAAGGTTCAGTAACAGGTGGTTCTTTTTCAATTGGTTTCAAATTAATGTTAGAAGGTTCAGTAACAGGTGGTTCTTTTTCAATTGGTTTCAAATTAATATTAGAAGGTTCAGTAATAACGTTTGTTTGATTTGCAGGAATTGGTTCCATCATATAATCATTGATTTGTTTCATAGATAAACGGCGTGGATTTTTTTGAGTCTTTGTTAAACTATAATTCCTTAATAATTTTTTAGTAACAGGTGGTGTAGCAATAGGTGGTTCAGTAACGGGTGGTGTAACAACAGGTGGTGTAGCAATAGGTGGTGTAGCAATAGGTGGTGTAGCAATAGGTGGTTCAGTAACGGGTGGTGTAACAACAGGTGGTGTAGCAATAGGTGGTGTAGCAATAGGTGGTTCAGTAACGGGTGGTTCTTCGGTAGGAATTGGAGTCGATTCAAAACTATCCGGTTTGTCTATACGACTTGGAGTAACGCTGGTTTTAAGTATTGTTCGATCAGACTTTCCCTTTTTTCTTTTTATTACAACGTTAGATGGTTTAATGATACTGTTTTTCAATACATTATCCTCTAAAGTCCTGACAGGTCCACCAGGATACTTTGGGTTACCGTCTTCATCACAGCATTCGCCTTTATCTCCCTTTAGGCCTCGTGGTCCAGGCTTACCATCTTTTCCAGGCATACCATCTTTTCCTGCAGGTCCCTCTGGTCCAGGCATACCGTCTTTCCCTGCAGGTCCCTGTATACCTTGTTCTCCCCTTTCACCTTGAGGTCCTTGTGGTCCCATAGGACCTGGAACTCCGCTACTTGCAGATCCAGGTTCCCCAGCAGGTCCCTGCAGCCCTTGATCTCCTCTTTCACCTTGAATACCTTGCATACCTTGTTCCCCTCTTTCACCTTGTGGACCTGGTTCGCCTTGCAATCCTTGAGGACCAATCGGACCATCTTTTCCAGGAGGCCCTTCAGGTCCAGGTTGACCATCATTTCCTGGTGGTCCCTGTGGTCCTATCTCGCCGTCTCTTCCAGGTTGTCCATCTTTTCCTGCAGGTCCCTCTGGTCCAGGTTGACCATCTTTTCCTGGTGGACCTTCAGGTCCTTGAGGGCCTGGAGTTGTACTTTCTCCAGGTTGTCCTTGTGGTCCAGGTTCGCCTTGCAATCCTCTGTCTCCTTGGATCCCTTGTGGCCCAACATCGCCTTTATCTCCTTTGTCTCCCTTCAATCCTTGTGGCCCTTGACTACCAGGCTGTCCTGCAATTCCTGGTTCACCTTGAATACCTTGCGGTCCTTGTGGCCCCTCTGGACCTGGGTCTCCTTTATCACCTTTGGGTCCAGGTATACCATTTGATCCTTCTCCTACGGCACCCGTTTCCCCTCTTTCACCTTGCGGCCCCTGTGGTCCTTGTGGACCTGGATCTCCTTTATCACCTTTTATTCCTTGTATTCCTTGCTGACCAGGTTTTCCTTGTATTCCCTGAATACCTTGTGTCCCCTGCAATCCTTGATCACCTTTGTCTCCCTTTGGACCTATATCTCCTTTTTCTCCTTTTTCTCCTCGAGGTCCAGGAGGTCCGGGGGGTCCAGGTTCACCGTTTGATGATCCTTCTCCGCCTGGTCCAGGTGGTCCGGGAGGTCCAGGTGGTCCTTCAGGTCCGGGAGGTCCAGGTTCTGCATCTTTTCCAGGTGGTCCGGGAGGCCCTTCAGGTCCAGGAGGTCCTTGAGGTCCAGGAGGACAATTAGCTGGTGCTGGTGCTGGTGGCGGACATGCTGCAGGTGCTGGTGCTGGTGCTGGTGCAGGTGCAGGTGCAGGAGTATAAGGTGCAGGTGCTGGTGCTGGTGCAGGTGCTGGTGCTGGTAACGGAGCTGGAGTATAAGGTACTGGTGCAGGTGCTGGTGGTGGACATGGTTGATGTTCTTTTATTGCTTCAACTAAAACGTTAGTATTTTGTTCCGATTTCATTTGGTTCTGCACTAATGTCTCAATCAATTTATTAGTTTGTTGTTGATTTTGAACTAAAGATTCTGCTAACGTCTGGTTTTGCACTTGGTTCTGTTCTTGGATCTTTGAAAGTAACTCAAATAAACCTTTTAGTTCTACGTTTGATTGTGATACAGATTCGGCTAGTGCTCGATTATCTTCAGTTGGTTTTAGTTTGTTTTCTGATAACAATTTAACTAATTCATTAAACTGGGTTTGTGTTTGTAACTGGTTTTGCGATATAGTTTCACGTAAAGCATCTATTTCAGATTTTATATTTGGATCGCTAGGATTTGATTTAATGCTTTCAATTAAACTGTATAAAGTCTTTGTATCGTTTTGGATTGTATTTTGCAAGATTTCTATTCTTTCAGTTAATATTCTTACCTTCTCGTTATTTTCAGCTACCTTTTGCTTACCTTCTTCACTTTCTTTTAATAAATTATTAATTTGATTATTAAAACTTGAATTTACTTGTGTTTGGACTGTTGGCGGTGTTTGCTGTAAGCCTCTTTTATTTTTACGTCCTTGGTTTATATTTGTAGAAGAAGCAGATGCAGGTAATAATGATGGAGTTGGAGAAATATCAGTAAGAGCTGGAGTTGATGAAGGTGGTGCCTTTGGTACAATAGGAAACCCTGTCGGGTTCACCGGAACTATCCTGTTTTCATCTGAAGGTTCTGTTACAATTGGATTAGATGGAGTTGAACCATCTGTAATAGCTAAAGGAGCTGGAGTATAAGGTGCAGGTGCTGGAGTTGTTGAACCATCTGTAAGAGCTGGAGTTGTTGAACCATCTGTAAGAGTTGGAGTTGATGAAGGTGGTGCTTTTGGTACAATAGGTGGTATTCCATCTGGGTTCGCCGGAACTAGTCTATTTTCATCTGAAGGTTCTGTTATAACTGGATTAGATGTATTGTATGTAAGAGCTGGAATTGTAGTAGTTTCACTGGTAGTAGTTTCACTGGTAGTAGTTTCACTGGTAGTAGTTTCGCCAGTAGTTTCGCCGGTAGGAGTTTCGCCGGTAGTTTCGCCGGTAGTTTCGCCGGTAGGAGTTTCGCCGGTAGGAGTTTCGCCAGTTGGAATGTCAGCTGGAGTTTTTATATCTTCTAGTGGTGGCAATACCTCCTTTTCTTTACACAGTTTTGAAAAAGCGTCGTTTATTTGAGCTTTTAACTCTTCTGCTTGACCGCCTCTTAAAGGACGTCTTCGTTCTTTAAGAGTACTTGGCCTTTGTCGTTTTGCACCCATTACTTTTTATAGTCATATTTTATCACTTATCCAAATATCACATGGTAAGCAAACACACAGAATGGTAGTATAATCACTGGAAACCAACCAAGTGTGAATGTCGTGGGTATTGCATAAAGTATTCCGCCTGCGTCATAAGATACACGTATACTTGCAAACCAAAAAGTCAGAATTAAACACGTAATAAGTCTGCTTAGGAAAACAAAAATAAACATTCCTGCGGATTCTCCTGGGCTTGTTCTAGTTATTGTGTTCAATGCCGGTGCAGAAATTGTGAAAGTCTTGCCGTCTTCGATTGTATAAGAACTTGGTTCTTCGTTGATTGTTACGTCAACGTTCAAGACTTTTTGTTTGTTTGGATTAGGGTCTGGTATACCTACAGCCGAAGGAGATACTTTCATATTGATAGTTCCGTTATCTACATACGTCTTCACTGCACTTGTGACATCCGCAAAGTTTCCTTCGTATCCATACTCTGCTTTCACTATTTTCAGTCCCGAAGCCATTCTTTCCGGAGGAGCATCTATACTGAATGTATCGTCATCTACTGCAGAAGTAGTGTTCTTGCTTCCTCCGTTTATAGTGTAAGTCACTGTCAGCGTCTTAATTTCTCCAGGAGCTGGATCTTTGACTCCTAACGCTGCTGGACTTACCACCAGCGAAATCTTGCCGTTGTTTATGTGAGACACAACTTCGTGTTTTACATCTACAACTGTAGTTCCTACTCCATAAGAAGCAGATTGAATATTGAGTCCGGTCGCCATTATTATTATACAGCAAACGACTTAAGAACTGAAAACAACGTTCGCTATTCCGCCTGTGATTCTCAAGTAATTGTATGATTCCACAAATGCTCTCACATTGTAAGTGTACTGATTCGTTTGCGATACTCCTTTTACTACAACTGTGACTACATCATTAGGTCCATACAAAAGGTTTCCAAATGCATCTCTTTGGTTCGGATTCACGACCGTTGGGTTTGGTAAATTCAAAGACGATCTCAAAACACATTGTGTGACTGTTCCTGATCCTGCTACTGGGGCCACAACTGGAGGTTGGACATACGTGTTTCGCAAAACTGGTTTATTGATCATTGATCCGTTGACATGTCCACTTGGTTGACCTGTGTGGTGGTCCAATGCAAATGAGTATGAGTATATTCCGGGAATATCGGTTATCGTTCTTCCTGATTGATGGCGGTAATTTTGGAGTTGGGAGAAGAAGTAAGTTGGTTTTACTGTGAATCTTTCTAATCCGTCAAATACGATTGTACTTTCAAGTAAAATATCTCGTTGTGAAACATTTGCAGGTAAAGCGTTTCCTGAAGAGTAAGGCGTTGTAAGGTAAAGTAAATTTGTAGGGTCTATTGGAGGTTTATAAGGATCCGCCCAGTTCGTGTAATTGTCGTAATCGTTGTTTTGAATTCTGTCCAATCGTTGTGCCACCCAAACAACTTGCGTACATAAATTACGCATCAGAAGCAATATATCGTTACTTGGACCATACTGACCGTCTGCAGAAGTGATATCCACTTGGTTAATGATGAACGAGTGTTCGGTCTTTACTACATGAGCTAATTCTGCATCGCTCAAGAAAATGTAGTTGGCTTCAATGTATGGGTTCAGTTTCCATGTAGACAATGTTGGAACTGTAGGTCCCGGTGTTGTAGAGTACGTTGGAGGCGACAAGAAGTTGTTGATCTTGAATGCTGAATCCGTTGGGTCAGGTGCAATTCTTCTTCCGAAATTAGGATTTGACGATCCGTTAACTCTTTCTCGAACGTCACGAACCGTAAACAACTGATACATGTTCTTTAATTCAACAACGATTTCAACGACCGAGTACTGTAAGGCTCCAATAGGTAAAGCTGCACCTATATCCTCGCAAAACCAAAAATGTAATGGAATGTTCAGTGTAGTTCCGTATATCGATGGTTCGGCCGCAGTTGTTGCCGTAGAAATAGCGTGTGGGTACTGATTCAGTCTATCGTAAGCGTTTGCCGGATCATACATCGCGGGAACGTTTCCTACCATCTGGTTCAATACAGCTTTCTTGTTTGCGTCAAAGTTGAGGTCCGCATACAGTTTCATCCATTCACCTGTATGTCTCACTATTTCCTGACCGTTGATTACCAATGAAACATAATTGATCATATTGTAACCTAAATTTCTCACCCATTGGAATTCGTATCCTATAGCTGATGCGTTGTTGTTCAAATTTGAATGTTTTTGTGTGACTGGAGCTACCAATGAAAAAATTGAAGGCATGTCCAATACTAAATAACAATCGTTCACCAACTGCGCAAATTGCTCGACTTTGGCTCTCAGCGTTAACGTCCCCGACTGAGGAATCTGTAAATTCTTGCTTTGAAACACCAGTTCAAAATGTTCCATCGCGAAATCTGTGTGGCGCTTGTATACCGACCTAAAATGTGTGAACGACGGGTTCCCACATACTAGAATATCTTGTGCGCCCTTTGCTACTAATTGCATTAAGCCTCCCATTCCACTTACTTATTATTGAATAGATTTATGTGTGTAGACTGAACACTTTTGACATCCGGTTGTCTTTACTCCAGATATAGTTGTTGTATTACAATTACATAATCTTGTAAGTGTGAGCGTATTTGCGTTGATATTTGTTCCGTTGCTGGTTGCTTGGCTTCTCAAGATGAAGTCAGCTGTTTGCGAGGCAATGTAGTCTGTCCACATAGAGGCAGGACGTATGATCTTAGATTCACCCGTAGTTCTTGGAATCAACATAGCTTGACTGTAAACTTGTTGGTTAGGAACGGGAGCATTGATGTCCACATTTGTCGTCAAGTTAGCAGTGACGTAATTTCTGTTTTGACGTAACTTAAGTATTCGTGTCCAGTCTCCTGCAGATAGTCCACGTGTTCCGGTTTGTAAGTTAGCCATTGATGTTCCCGCTCCAGCGTTTGATACTGTTGCCATTTGTATGAACGCGTTAAAAAATCACATCAGGCAAAAACTTTATTACATTTCCTGTGCGAACACCTAACTTAAACAATCGCTTGTCGTCTCCCCATGCTCCGTAATCAAATATCTCGTTTGTTTGCGTATCAAGTATCATCATGATGCCTTTGATTTCCACGATCTGTAACTTTCGTGTCTTTTTCATTAAGTTGCGTTGGTAAGATACATCCTTTTCGTCCAACAAGTAAGAAGGTCGGTAAGCAAGATCTTCAGCTGTGACCCCTGAATCAAAGCGCATACACTGGATCACCGGTTGTTCTTTCGAATGTAACTTGCGATGAATTTCGCAATCTACTGCCGCCTGTTTCAGAATAGTTGATATGTTCTTTGCAATACGCCCTTTCTGGTAACTCAAGTTGTAAAGCACTTCGTCGGACGTCATGAACGATTCTTGGCCTTCACCTGTTTCGTAGTATTTCGTAGACGTATCGTTTCGTCTGATAGCTACGATATTTGGAGCCTTGTCTGCATCTGCCGTTGACGATTGTTCAGGAGTGAATACTGACATGTAAATTTTGACCGTAACGTTTCGGTCTTCTGGAGGTAACTTGTCGTGCGAGTTCAAACGAATAGCGCGACCTATGACTTGGTCTATACGTCCAGCGTTCCAGTAAGGTTCTAATATGTATACGTTTCTCACGTTTCTCAAAGTTATACCTTCAGCTGAAGCGCTGCTTCCCAACAAAACACAAAGTCTGCGTTCCTTCACTGAATCTTTCATGGAAACAGGAATTTCGTCGTTGAATATGTCCAGAATAAGACTGCGTTCCTTGTCGTTCTTACCTGTATACATCCCATACGCCGGCTTTCCTTTTTCCATTGATGGGTCCTCTTTCCATATTCCTCCGTCCTTGATGAGTTTGTACTCTTGGAATCCGTTGTTTTCCAGCACTGCACGCAATATTCCCAACCCTTCCAAAGATTCATGCTGAGAGTAAACATACTGGTTGTTCCATTTACCGTCTTTGCCTACATTGTGCTTCAAATCCTTCAATAGTGCAGCCATCTTCGGAGAAAAATGGTCCAATCCCTTTCCTTTCAGAAATCGGTCAGGTTCCTTTCTTAATCTTGCTAAGATTTCAGGTTTGTCTGCTACTGCAGTTTCATCGTCTTCTTCTGTTTCTATGACTCTCAATTCTTCAGGAACAGCGTAGTTACACATCAATCTTGAAGCCATACGAAACGATCCTAAGTTTTCGTTCAACGAAGGTGATCGTTTTCTTTTTGCTTCTCTGTCAATCTCTTTCTTGCGTGCTCCCAAATAAAGAACAAACTGTTCGTTGGACATGGGAACTTTAACTAACGTCTTGTCTTCGTCCAATCTCTTAGGCAATAATCGTTCATCTGCTCCCTTGTAATACGAAACCAAGCCCTGAATGCGTCTGCCTAAAAGCAAAGCGTTCTTTATTTTCATTCCTTCAACGAACAGTTTCGTGAACTCGTCGTTCGGAATATCCGTGGGCAAACACTGTAATTCCTGCACAACCATTTTTTCAGGAGTTTCCAATTCAATTCCAGAGAACTTTTCTGTGAACTCTTTTCTCCATGTTTCCACCCATTCTTTGATATCCGGTTCCTGCTTGAAATCCTTGTTGTACTTCACCGCTATTCTTTCGCCCTTATCGTTGTATATACTTTCAAAGAAAGGAGGGTTTCGAGTAATCAAAAAGTGACGCTTGACTGAATTGTATTCAATTGTGTCAACATCTTTCTGTTTACGAAAAAATGCAGTCATTAAGGCTTCGTCCCATGCAAGAGCCGATTTTGTGGGAACAATCACTTGTTCAATTGGACCTCTAAGTAAATTCATTAAGAACGCTATTTCGTGTGGGCTGTTGATCACTGGAGTTCCAGATAAGGCTACGACCTTACAGTTCTTTGCTTTGTAAATGTAAGTGTAAAGTTTGGTCCGAATGTCTCGTTCATTAGACACTGATCCAATGATGTTGTGCACTTCGTCAATAATCACAACCGAATCGTCAAACATGTGCTCGGAAGGCAAGAGTCTGTCAATGTTCAAACTTGAAATACCGTTGTAGTTGATGAATGTGAATCTGCTGTCAATTACATCTTCAATTTGAGCTTCAATGAGTTTCTGTTGGGCTCGTGTAAGGTTTCGAAAATTAGGATTTGCGTCCTGTACTGTTGTGTAATACACACCGTTCTTGTCCAGAAACTCTTCTGTAATACCCAGAGCCTTTGCTTTTTCCCGGTCTTCTTCGCTGCGAATACTCTTCTCTTCCCAATGCTGGTCAAAAGCGTACACTGGGTCCCCGCTCTTTCTGATTTCTGAA